TTCTGACAAAAAACTAGATCAAAATGAAGATTTAGCTAAATTAAGAGCTGGAGTTAGCCTTGCAAAGACAGGAATTAACCAAGCCCAGGTTATGATAGAGGAATAATTATGCCATTAAACGAAAAAGGTAAGAAAATTATGAAATCTATGAAGAAACAGTACGGCAAAAAGAAGGGCGAGACTGTTTTCTATGCATCAAAGAATAAAGGTGTTATAAAAGGAGTGGAAAAAACCAAAAAAAGGAGCAAAAATGCAAAAACTTGATAAAATCAAAGAAGTTAAAGTTGCAGAGCAGAGTATTGAAGTAGATCCTAGATCTAAAACTACTGCTGACCAAGCATTTAACTACATTGCAACAGGAAAACCTGACATGCCAGTTGGTGGTCAGAAAAGAATGTTGCCAGAAAAGAAAAGAAATTCAAAAGCGTACTAATTTATGTGGTTCAGTGCACTTAAACTTGGCTTAAACGCTGCAACGCACATCTATAAGAAAAAACAAGAGACAAAGATGGCGATGGCGGACGCTCAACACATGCATGCATCTAAAATGGCTAGAGGTGAGAGCGAATACCAAGGTAAATTA